TCACAGATAATTCTACGAGGTTGGGAAAGCATTGAAACGCTCCGAGGACAGCAATTTGATTTGATAGTGATAGATGAAATAGCAATGATGCGTAATTTCTGGGTAAATTGGCAAGAAGTCATCCGACCAACGCTCACTGACACAAAAGGAGAGGGAATGTTCATTTCTACTCCTAAAGGATTCAATCACTTCTATGACCTATTCGGAATGGAAGCAAAGGATACAGACTACAAGTCCTTCCATTTTACGAGTTATGACAATCCGTTCCTTCCCAAAGAAGAGCTAGACAAGGCAAAAAAAGAAATAACCGAGGACAGATTCGCACAAGAATATTTGGCTGACTTCCGTAAGACCGAGGGACTGGTATACAAAGAGTTTGACCGAGAACGTCATGTGTATTCCGATGCTGATGTAGAAGCAGATCCGATAAACAGAATTAAACTATTCGGCGGTGTGGACTTCGGCTTTACTAATCCCTGTGCGGTGCTTTCAATAGAGAAAGATAATGATGCGCGATATTTCATAACAGACGAATGGTATAAGACACAACAGACAGACGCTCAAATAGCCGATTATGTCGCTGCGCTCAAATGGAATGAGTGCTATCCCGACCCTGAAAGCGCAAGCGGGATAGAAGAATTGAAACGCCGAGGAATAAATGTGCGCGAAGTGATAAAGAATAAAGACAGCATACGAAACGGAATCAACACCATACGAGAACTGTTTAAATCAAACCGGCTCTACATACACGAATCGTGTCAAAATCTTATATGGGAAATGGAAACATACTCATACCCTGATAGGAAATCAATGCACAATGAAGAAGAGAACCCTATAAAGGAGAATGACCATTTATGTGATGCCGCCAGATATGCTCTTTCAATGGAATCGGTTGTGTCTTCTGCTCCAAGTATCGCTATCCACAGACCAGCCCTTGCAGGATTTGCGAGAATGCGTAGATAGTCATGGTATAATAACGCCACAAAACTATGATTGGAACAATTCACGAGCAGGAAACCCCCACCTCCTCCTATAACCCTTCCGAGGAAATTGTGAAGTTTACCAGTTATGTGAAGAAAGATTATAACAGCGGGCACCAGATTTTGAATAAGAATTGGAACGAATTAAACGAGAGTTCAGTGATAGACGATATGAATCGCGGGCGCAGGATGTTCAATGCGTTCGTTGATGAGTCATTTGAAAACCCTTCCGATGCGTGGAAATGGCGAGGAACGCGCTCAATGGCTCGTAACAAAGGAATCGCAATGCACGCGAACCTTACGGCAGGGTATATGCTCCCCTCTTTCCAGGCGCAGAATGACGATGACGAAATAGACCGAGGCGTGTCCGAATTTATGACCGACCTTGTGGAATGGATGGCGCAAGATGAGAACAGCAACTATAAAGAGAACTTCCTTTCCCTTGTCTTCGCAATGGAAACCGACCCTGTTGTGTATCTCGGCGCGGAATATCAGAAAGTAATGCAGGAAATAAAGATAAAAGAAGAATCGGGGAAGTACACGAAGAAAGAGATACTGGACGAAGTGTTGTCTGGTTTCAAAGCCCCAATATACACCGCAGACCAAGTCCTTATCAGCAACGCATTTGAAAGGAACATCCAAAAGCATCGTTTCGTTATCACACGAAAATGGATTGAATACCAAGAAGCGGAAGCGAAATACGGAAAGCACGAGAATTGGAATTATGTCGGTGCGGGACGGCAGACGGTATACAACGAAGATGATGGGCTATTTTACGACATCAAAGACGGTGAGCATCCGTTTCTCGTAGAGGAAGTAACCTATAAGAATCGCAGAGAGGATTGTGAGGTGTGTTTCCTCGGAGGCGTGTATATGGGGAATACGAATGTAGACAACAATCCGATTAAACATAGGGACAACTTCGGTGCGCCGAGATACAACCTTCAACAGTTCGGCTTCTATCCTATCGGCTCGCATTTCTTCTTCTACAAGTCAATGATGAATGCGATGCGCTGGGATAATGCGCTGTATGATGCTTCAACAGAAATCATCGCTAACAGGGCTATTCTTGACGCGGAGATGCCGATTGCGGTGTCCGGCTCGGACAAGATAGACGGAGATATTATTTATCCAAATGCAGTGGTGGCGTTCGCAGATAAAGACACAAAGGTTTCTCCCTTAATGCCCGCGTCAAATCTCAATCCGCTCATTGCTTCGCTCAACATGACCGGCGAGAGTATGTCAGAAGCATCCGTATCGGAAACAATCGCGGGGCAACTTCCGCCCGCCTCGCAGAAAGCGTTTACAGTTGCACAAGCACAAGCCAACTCAAAGAAAATTATCGGTGGCGTAGCAAAGGGACTCGCGGCTTCAATAGCCCGATATGGACTTCTGATGGGAGATATTGCAATAAACAACCTCTCTATTCCGCAGGTAGACGACATTGTAGGCGAGCATACGAAACTCAAATACAAGAAGTTTATGCTCCAAAACAAAGAAGTCGGAGGACAACGAATGTCCAAACAACTGATGTTCAGCGAGGACTTGATAGGCAAAGAAATGAATGAGAACGAGATGCGAATGGCGAATCTTGACCTCTATGGAGAATCCGAAAAGAACAAAATGGCGATACTAAAGGCAAATCCCGAAATCTTCGCCAAGATGAAATACTATGCTCGTGCTGACTACAAAGAAGTATTCCAGCAGAGTGATGAGACGATGCAGGCACTCTTGATGGCTCTTGAGGCGCAGTTCCGAATGAATCCGTTTGTTGACCAAGAAGCCCTTACAAGAGAGACGTTCTACTCTTTCTTCCATAGTAAGGCGGATAAGTTCATTCAGAAGCCACAGGTTCAGCCAATGGGAATGGAGCAGGGCGGAACAGGATTTGCGAGTCAGGTTCAGCAGAAGGCACTTAGCCCCGCTATCGGTGCCGCCAGCGCAACTGGTTAATAATTAACTAATAACTTATGCAAGAATTCATGGAAATTGACGGATTTCGGTTAGAGAACGAGGACAAACTTGAACGTGTGATCAACGGTGATTTGGGACGTGAGGGTTCGCTTGTTGGCGGTATGGGTGAAAAGGAAGCAAGAGAGAATCCATCACTCGTTCTTGCTCGGTACGATAAGCTCGCAGGTTTTATTACGAAGGATGGAGTGAAGATAAAGACTGGCTCGTTCTGGGACTTCAAGAAGAAATGTCCTAGAGAGACACCGGAAATCATGTATATCTTCAATATTGGTGGGGAGCGTGTGGAAGTAGACGACCCGAAGAACCTCGCGGCGGCTGTTTCCACTGTTCAAAGGGCAGTCGCGGAAAAGGAAGAGAAAGTGAAGGTGAAGAAGGCGAAGAGCAAGTTTAAAAGCGTAAAGGAATAATTATGAAGAAAACCAAGAAAACTGTTAAGAAAGTCGCAAAGAAAGGCAAGAAGAAGTAACTATGCGCGAATACTTCCAGCGACGTTTCATTCATTTCCTCGTCAAGGATGTATTCAATACTCTCACGGTAGATGACTTCCTACGAATCAAAGGCGACAAGTGGGAGTGGAAAGGTAAGGAAATGGGACCGGATATGGTTGGAACGCTCAAAGGACAGGCTAGGGAGTTTCAAAAGTCCACGCTCTGGAAGGTTCTTAAGTCAGAGATACAGTGGATAACGACAAAAACACTGTTAGAAAAAGGAACGTCAGCAACGGACTTGCGAATTGCTCAAATAACGGGCTACTTGACAAGGGTAATAGATGATAAACTGGTAGAAATGAGTAAATAAAGTTCTGTCCCATTCCAAGACAATAAACTGGGAATGCGAAATCGCTTACAAATTAAATAGTCTACCGGACTCAAAGCGGATGTCATATGACTGAAGAAGAAAAGGCTCAACTGCAAGCCGAAGAAGAGGCGAAAGCCGCAGCAGATGCTGAAGCGAAAGCAAAGGCTGGTGAACAGAACCTTGAAATAGATTACGAAGCTATTGCTAAGGAAGAACGCGAGCGCAGAGAAGCGGCAGAGCGGTTGCTTGCTGAAGACCGGTATAAGGCGGCAGAAGCAAAACGTGAGGAGGAACTCCCCGAAGATGAGGACAAGCCCATCACCGCGAAGGAACTTCCTGCTATTCTCGCTCGCGAACGCAAGATAGCCCAGAAGGAATCACAGGAAGGTCGTGCTTTGGATATTGCCAGAGCTAACACTTCTTCAGAATTGGAAGCGCAAGCCGCTGTCCTCTTTTGGAAGAATCGTGTTGTGCCCACCGGCAATTTAGAGGAGGACATGAAGTTCGCTATAGGCGGTCTCAATTCAAAGAAGATTGTTGCCAAAAACGCAGAACTTGCCCGCGCTCTACGAGCCAAAGATACGATTTCCAACGATTCAATGGGTGAACACCGTGACGGACTTCCAAACGAAGTGCCGAAACTTCCCGAAAACTCCCCTCTCAAAGGATACAAATATGAAGGTGGAAGCACCTACTCAAAGGTATTACCGAGCGGCAAGACACTTTTTAGGAACGCGAAGCCATCGCCAGGACAGCCGAAATCTTGGATTAAATAGCCAGTAATTTATATAAAACTTACCAGAACGCGTGGAAACACGCGGAGTATAAATCTATACCACAATGGCTAGAGGTGATTTTAAAGTAATTGGTCAATGCGACCAACTTCCTTTCCGTGTAGCCGCTTCGGCGACTCGTGGATATACGGGAGAACCGATGATTGTCGCTCCGACCTATACGACCGGCGTTTCAGATGTGAACACGATTGTTGTAGGAACGGATGCAATGCCGACTATAGGCACCGACCAATTCATCGGGATTCTTGCGAAGGATATGGAGGTGAATAATGCAGGAACAGTAACGGCTCAAAGAGTGAGTGTCGCTGTTCCGTTTGCGAATTCAACCCGTATCCGTGGGAACGTCTTGACGGCAGCCACGGCAGATACCGAATCAGAGGCAATAGGGCTTCTTTTCGACATCTACCATTGGGACTTGGACTCAACGAAGTATTCTTGGGAACCGGCAGGAGCCGACACCAAAGGATTCACCGCTCGTTGGTACCACGTCGCCACAAGACAGTTGGATTGTGTAGCCGATGAAAGGGCTATGGAGCGTGCGGACATAACACAGGAATAGTTATTAGAACGGGAGAAATCCCAACGCTTAACGCAAACAAAATGGCTAAATTCGATGTGAAAACGATAGGTCTGTGCAATAAACTTCCTTTCCGTATTGCGGCTTCCGCAACGAGAGGATATGTAGGAACGCCGATGATGGTCGCGCCAACATACACCAGTGGTGTATCGAGCGTAAACACTATCGTTGTCGTTACAGATGATAAGCCGGTAATCGGAACTGACCAGTTCGTCGGTGTCCTCGCAAAGGATATGGACGTGGACGCTACCCCGACCGTGCTTGCTCATCGCAATATCTGTGAAGTGCCGTTCGCTAACTCGACGCGCATCCGCACAAAGGTTACGACCGCCGCAACCGCAGATACGGAGAGTGAAGCAATCGGACTGCTCTTTGACCTCTATGTTTTCGACTTGATTTCAAGTACCTACACGTGGAAGCCAGCAGCGGCAGACACCGCAGGGTTCAGTTCGAGATGGTATGACGTTGCGAGCTCGGAACTTGATTGCGTCGCTGACGCTCGTGTTCTGACCCGCACGGATATTACCTAATTAGTAATTAACTTTATTCAAAATGAGTTACTCAGGAGGGCACACCAGTAATCTTTCGAGCGATGACTGCCAAACAGCCATTGACGAAGTGATGTACGAAGAGTTCACCCGCGAAGCAGTACCGTCTTACCTTTCAGCGCAGGACGGGTACTTCTTCAAAACGGACTCCATTGACTCGATGGCCTTCATCTACGATGAAGACTCGAATGTAGGTGAGTTCGAAGAAACCGGTGAGCAAGAGGAAATCGTCTCTACCTCGACTCGTATCGGGAACACAAAGACGAAGCGCGTTACGAAGTACACAAAACAAGTCCCTATCTCTTGGGAGGCGTTTAAAACTTCGCAGCAGGGCAAGCGCGAGGCAATCGGCAAGCAGATTGGCGATCGCGCTCGCGTAACGCAAGACCATTTGTCCATTATCAACACCTACGGCGACTTCACTGCGGGTTCTATCAACACTACTCCTGACGGAGATGCGGTTGCTTCGGACTCGCACACGACGCTCATGGGTGTAACGGTGGACAATTTGGAAACGGCCGCAATGACCGCAGATGCTCTATGGACTGGCGTACAGTCGCTTGCGAATCAGAAAGGACAGGATGGCGATGCTGGCTCTCATCAGTTTGAGGCCATCGTTGTTCCGTTCATTCTCTATCGCACAGCGCGTGAGACACTCGGTTCTCCGCTTATCCCAGGAGGTGCTGAAAACAACATCAACATCTTCGAGACCGATTACGGACAAGTTCGGTTGAAGGCGTCTATCTTCCTTGGTTCGACGTACAACACGGCGAGCAACGCGAACACGACATACACCCTTCTTGGTCGCAATCACGAAGTGCGCCGCAAGGTGCTCTCGGGTCTTGAGACCTCGATGCTTGAACCGAAGTACACCGATAATGATACCTATGTGATGCGTGCGAAGTTCGCAGAGGCGCATTTCCCTGGTACTTGGACGGCAATTGTCAGTTCAACGGGCGCAGCATAGATAATCACTAACTAAACTAACGCTATGAACAAAATCATAACAATAGCGTTGGTGATTATAACGCTATTGGTTTCTGGGCTGTATTTCAAGGGAGGTTCTGACTTGTTCGGTGCAACAGGTACTCGTATGCCGAATGGTATTAGTGCTGACTCAACTTCTCCTGTAGCGGGAGAGGTTCGTGGTACGACACTGACTATTACAAGTACGAGTGCTTTTACTGGTGCGATGGTTGCTGGTGCTTTCACACAAGGTGGCGGTACAGTAGCAACGACATCAAATGGTGCAGGAACCCTTACAGCGGCAAATCTTGATACTGGAGTTATTGAACACACCAACACTGCTGTAACGACTCTTACTCTTCCAGCATCTACGACCCTTACTTCATTTGTACCGACAAGCGGTCAATGTCGTCAGGTTGTGTTCCTAAATCTAGGGACATCTGTTGATACGCTTGCTGGCGGGTCAGGAACACTTCTTGCGGTTGCTTCAACAACTTCAACAGGTGCCGCACTCAAAACAGTTAATGCTTCTGGTATATCTACGCTTGTATTTTGCCGTAAAGCAAACACTGATGTGCAGGTTCTGATGACACCGGGTTCGTAGCCCGTCTTTGCTCTTCTTATTTTAAGGAGAGCAAGACACGGGCCGCCGCCCGATAATAATTAACAATCTATGACAATAAATTATCTGAAGTATGGAATTGTGTCGGCATTGATTCTTGCGATAGTCGTGATGTTTTCGGTTTCGTTCGTGAAAGCAAATCCTTCGTTCTTCATTCGACAGAATAATGGGACTGGAACGACTGCTACCACTTCGGTTTCGTATATGACTGCTGGTACTGCTACTACGACTTATTATTTGGACAGTCAGGCAAATGGAAATCCGTTTGGCGCGGACTCAGCAACGCTCTTGTGGCAATTCACTGCATCATCCACCAATTCCACGCAGGATATGTATTTGGAGTACGCGCAGAGTGGTGATTGCATTACGACACCAACTTCGTGCGATTGGTACTATCACGCAACCTCAACCGTCTCAAATTCGAGTGTTGCAGCGACATCGCCGTTTGCTCGTTGGCAGTTCGCTTCTACGACACAAGGACTCGGAACAAGCGGAGCATCGCGCGGACTTCGTGAAATTGAAATCCCAACTCCGACACGATATGCGAGAGTGATGTTTGTGATTCCTTCTTCGCTCATTGCGAACGGAACAGCATCTTCAAGCGCGGTGTGGGCGGAAATTGTCGGGAAGAAGCAGAACTAAAATGCCCGAAACAGTGCAAGATACTATTCGCGCACTGGAGGAACGACTAACACTACTGGAACTCAACCGACTGAATTATCCGCTAGACCCCGTTTCTCAAAGTGTACTCAAACGAGAGGTTCAAGGAACTCTTGATAATATCCTCGTTCTCAAAGGCGGGCAGACGAAATACAACACAGGGATTGGTTTCTTCTTGGGAAATGAAAGTGATGCCTACAAACTCTCAATAGGAAATCCCGCGGGGAATTATCTTACGTGGGACGGTACAACTCTTACTCTTGCAGGCGGGCTTTCAGCGACATCAGGCACAATCGGCGGCTTCTCTATCGGTGCGGATTATCTTCGGGACGCGGCGAACTCATTCGGACTTGCTTCTACTGTTTCGGGCGGCGATGATGTGCGATTCTGGGCAGGGGCGGCATTTGCAGATAGAGCAACTGCACCTCTTCGATTAACGGAGTCGGGAGAGGTTGCAGCTTCAAAGCTGACAATTACTGGTACATCTACCATAGACGGCAAAGCAATCGTAGGATTCTCAACCGTTGTTGATGACGGAGCCACACCAGCAAATCCGGCAGGACTTACTGCAACCGCAGGCATTCAAGCAGTATTTCTTAAGTGGACATACAACAGCGAGACAGATATTGACCACTACGACGTCTATCGCCACACGGCAGATGTACAGGGTTCGGCGACTAAAATTGCCTCGGTGAAAGTAAATATGATGTTTGATTCAGGGCTTACGTCAACTACTCCGTATTATTACTGGCTCAAAGCGGTCGACCGCAAAGGTAATATATCTGGTTTCAACGCTTCGCCTGGTACGACAGCAACACCGCGAGATGTTGGTACAACGGATGTGCAAGACGGCGCGATTACTGGCGGGGGACGGTTGATTGATTCGTATAGCGAAGCAAATCAAGACACTCAATACAACATGTATGGAGCTTCTATTATTGGAACGGGGCAGACATTCAACGCTTCGGCGGGCGACGTATATCAGGTGAAATGGTACCTCAAAAAGTCTGGTTCCCCTACAGGAAATGCAGTAGCAAAACTGTACGCTCACACCGGTACATTTGGGTCAACTGGCGTACCGACAGGCGCGGCTCTAGCAACATCGGAAAATCTTGATGTCTCTACGCTTACCACCTCTTTTGCGCTTGTCCCTCTAACTTTCACAACTGGATATACCCTTGTAGCAGGAACGAAGTATGTCATTACTCTCGAATATTCTGGGGGCGATGCCTCAAACTATGTTGCATGGGGTTATGACAATTCCTCTCCTACTCATGAAGGAAATGGTGTCGGCGATGCTGGTAGTGGGTGGATTGCTGTTAATGCCGAGGGTTGTTTCTATCTCTACGTCGTTTCTAAAATAGCGCGGGATACTATAACGGCGGACAATGTTCTCGCCAATTCGATTACAGCCGCGAAGATGAATGTAGACCAACTCTCGGCTATCACCGCTGACCTAGGAAACATCACCGCAGGGACTATCGTAATGCCGGTAACTGGGTATATCCGTGGCGGGCAAACCGCTTTTAACACCGGCACCGGCTTCTTCCTCGGCTACGAGAGCGCGGCGTATAAGTTTTCTATTGGAAATCCTGCGGGGGATTATTTAATTTGGGACGGGACAAATATCTCAACAAATAAGTTTACTTTGACTGGTATTGGTTCTTTTGGAGGGAATGGAAGTGATGGAGCACTTGCGATTTCTTCGGGTACGACAACAGTGGATTTAGGTGGTGCATCTGTTGTAACAAAAAATTATACTTCCATCTCAATTACAGGAACGGGTGCTTTAGCATTTTCAAATCCTCACGCAGATGGGACAAAGATAATTCTAAAAAGTCAGGGGGCAGTAACTCTCACTTCATCTACAATCCCAAACATAGATGCCTCGGGAATGGGAGCGAGTGTTGTAACAAATGGTTTTGCAATCCTAGACCAAACAGCAGACCATCAGGGCGTTGTTGGTGGTACAGGGAATGCTGCGGTAAGCGATGCTGGAGGTGCGACAAAAACAGGTCCTGCCGCAGGTGCGATTCTCACTTTGCTACAGTTTTATATGAAGGTCTCAAACAGACTTCCGATCCTGACTCGATATGTAGCTTGTGGTTCTGGCGGTGCCGCAGGAGGCACTGGTGGAGCAAATAATAATGCCAGTGCTGCAGGCGGCGCAGGTGGCGCAGGTGGACGCGGAGGTGGCGCACTCATCATTGAGTGTGGTGGTGCTTGGAACTTCACATCTGCTCTTGGGATAAGTGTTGCTGGTAAAGATGGTGCAAACGGCACTGTTGGCACAGCGCATACTGGAGAGGGTACACGAGGCGGTGGCGGTGGCGGTGGCGGTGGTTCGGGTGGAGCTGGTGGTATGGTTCTTGCTTTCTATAATTCTCTTACCGCCAATAGTGGAACAGTAAACACTAAAGGTGGTGCGGGGGGGACTGGTGGGGCTGGTGGACTTGGTAAAAATGCTGGAGCTGACGGTTCTGGTATTGGGGCAGGTGGTGGAGGAGCAGGTGGGTCAAGCCCTGGTGCATATAATTCAGCAGGGCAGGCAGGTGGAAATGGTGGCGAAGGTGGTGGGTCGTCTGGTGCTGGAGTAGATGGTGTCGCTGGAACACAAGGTACGAATGACGCTGGTAGTGCCGGTGGAGGTGGAGGTGGTGGTGGAAGAGGGGGAACTACCAGTTTAGGTGTTGGTGCAGGTGGCGCAGGCGGTGCTACTCCTACAACATCTGATAATGTTCTTGTAGCACAAAATCTTTATTTCGCGTAACAAAAATAATATGCAAACAATCAACATCGCGTTTTCAGACAAAGAAATGGAAATCATCGCTTTAATGGCGCCGCCAAAAACCGCCGAGGAAGTAATAAACTTGGTACTAAAAGATTGGTTTTCAACTAACGCCGAGCGACTTTATAACACCATCAAAACAAAAGAGCAGAAATACGATGAGATAATTGCAGTATCAGTTGCAAAAGCACAAGCACTTGACACGGGCGTGTTAAAATAATCCTATGATAAAACTTCCCAAAAATCCGAGACAATGGCGTGGATGTTACGCTGGGAAGTATTTCGGCGATCTCTATCAAACACTCAACATTGACCTAGAAAGAAATCCGGGACGACTTTCGCTCTCAAACAAGATGCGCCGGCTTATCGCGGGACTTGGCGTGGTGCATAAGTTTCTGCGAACTGACGCCCTCGCAACTGACCAGTGGTTCGGACTTGTGCAAGCAACGACATCAAGCGCAACGGATGGCGACATTCTTCGCAATGGGAATACCTCAATAATCGGAGGCACTTGGATTTCAGATGCTACAGACGGCGCGGGGGACGCTTCGCCAGTAAATGTGCACGATATGATTCTGCACGAAGCGGCGTACGGAGAACAGCGATTGCTTGTCTCCACAGCAACCGACATTGCGGTTCTCAACAGCACAGCGCAGGAGAATCTCTGGGACAATGACTGGCTTTCTACCGTAGCAAGTGGGGGCGCGGCACTCTCAAACACTGTCTTTCACCCGATGGCTCGGCTACAACGACTGATAGCGATAGCAGACGCGGTAACTCCTACAGGAATAAGAAAGGCGGTCATTCACACAATAGATAAAGATGATGTCGCTTCTCTTTCTCGGCTCATTTTCCCTTCAGGTTATACCGTTCGCTTGATAAACGCTTCTTCAGACCGTTTCTGGTTCGCACTGCAAAGCGATGTCGGAGGAAACGCGAAAATAATAGAATGGGATGGTTATTCTCTGACCTATAATTTTGAATATGAATTGCAGGGTTCGTATCCGCTTACTTGCTGGCTCAAAAACGGCATTCCCTACTACATCACGGAATTAGGGTATCTCTTTAAATACTCTGGCGGCGGCTTTACAAAGGTTCAAGAGTTCCCTATGGCGGAAGATAGGCAAGTGTTCTCTGCTACGCGAACGGCAGAAAATACCATCAACGCCTATGGAAGTTGGATTGACGGAGATGTCGTCTACATAAATGTCGGTGCGCCCGTGCGAACAGGGACATCAGACCTCACAGGCGGTTCTCATCGGATGCGTTCGGGCATTTGGATATTCAACACAACGAATAACAATCTCTACCATCATATGGGACTGGGCGAACATCTTACGGCAGGGACTGACCTGAATTATGCCTGTTCACCTCTCACTTCGGTTGGTGCAGTTATTCGGCAAATCACAAGTAATAAACCGCAACTCATTGCGAGTGCATCTGTGCCTGTCGGTGGTACGAATTGGGACACAGCAAGTACAAACGCGATATTCCAAGAAATAGAATCAAATGTGCAGACAGACAATGGAGGCAGAAATCGCGGATATTTTATTACGCCCTATCTCCCATCTGAAGAAATGGAAACATTTTGGCAGGGATTATGGACAAAGTTTAGAAAGTTTGTCAACGCAAACAACCGAATCATCATCAAGACACGAGTAACCGAGCCGTTGCGGGATGCGGATGCTTCTGATGAATCACCTCTGCAGGCGCAGGCGACGTGGGCTTCAACGACTACTTTCACTTGCGTTGTCCCGACTGGAGTTGCAGTAGGAGATGAGGTGGAAGTGATGACCGGTGATAACGGAGGGTGTTGCTTTGACATTTCTACTCTCTCTGCTACGCCCGATGGTTCTACGACAATAACCGTAACGATAAGCGAAGCCGCGCCGACTTCTTCAACCGACAAGTTCATTGCTCGGTTTGATAACTGGGATTCCGAGACGGCAATCAGCGATACGACTGTTGGGAATAAATGGACTCCCTTTACTGCATCAAAGGCGGGGGAGTTTATCCAGATTAAGTGCGAGCTTCGGGGCAATAGTGTGGACTTGGATGAATTGACACTAACGAGCATCCCGAAAACTCAAGCGAAACAGGTATGATATAATTTTACTGATATGTCCATCTCTTCAGAAACAAGACAGAAAATGAGTGAATCGCAAAAGAAGCGATTTACGAATAGTTCTCCTTGGAATAAAGGAATAAAAATTGACAGGATAAAATATCCTAATCTTGGACATTTTCAAAAACATTCTGAAGAATCAAAGCAAAAAATGAGTATTCTAAAACAAGGGTATAAACCTTGGCATACAGGAAAGTCGGGAGTATATAGTAAAAAAACTCTTGATAGGTGGAGTTTAATTCGTAAAGGAGTAAAACTATCAGAAGAACATAAAAATAAAATCTCTCAATCGAGTGTTGGTCATATAGTAACCGATGCGACAAAAGAAAAAATTCGTTATGCAAATATGGGGGATAAAGGTTCAGGGTGGATTGATGGGCGTGCTTATGAAAAATATCCACGGGAATTCAACAAAACTCTTAAATTAAGAATCAAAGAACGAGATGGTTTTAAGTGTCAACTTTGTCGTCATTCAGAGGAGTGGTGTAAAGAAAAATATGGAGTTGGTCTATCTATAAATCATATTGACTTTAATAAAAAGAATTGTACCGAAAATAATTTGAACACACTTTGTAGTGGATGTAATACATATATAAATTGGCATCGGGTACTTTTTACTAAATTTTTCTCTACTCGTATGTTATTAACTAACCAAACATAATATGGCAACCCCTGTATATAGTCAGAATGATTTGTTTGATATTGTCAATACAAATGTGCATGGAAAATTTGCGCAAGTGCAAAGTAGACAAATAACTGTAAACCGCGCTGTCCGTACCGTTCTCGGAGAAGTGGATTTGCGCTCCACAAAACGAAGCGCACAACTCTCTCCAAATATGTATGAGGACGTGTACGAATACGCCGCGCCAACGGACTTGAAAGGTGAAAAAATCATAGACCTCCGCAAGCAAGTCAACCGTTCTTCAATGGAACGCTGGCTCTTGGTAGATGATGATGATTTTGACAGAACAAAAGGACTCTCACAGCACAGAATCGCCCTGCGAGATGAGAACTTCAGCAAACTCCTGCGGATAGACGGTGTAGAGGGTTCGGATAGTTTAGTGTTGAATACCTGCGAATCACTGACTGCGAATGGAACGTGGTCGGCAGCAGCAGATGCTTCTAACCTCACCCTAGATAACGATAATTTCATCACTGGTGGCGGCGCACTCAACTTTGATATGGCTACCGGAGCGGCAACGGGCTACATAGAAAACTCCACAATGGATGCTCTTGACCTCACTGATTACGACGAGAAGGGTTCTATCTTCGTATGGGTTTATATTCCCGACTACTCTGACGCGCAAGCAGACACGGTAACAAACTTCATTCTGCGATGGGGCAATTCTGATGCGGCATATTGGCATCGCACTGTAACGACAAACAACGAGGGCGCGACATTCTATGACGGGTGGAATCTCTTACGCTTTGATTGGAACGGCGCAACGGAAGTAGGAACGGTAGATCCGACAGCGATTGACTATCTTCGCCTAACGGTTACGAAATCAACATCTCTTGCGGCAGACACCGATTGGCGCGTAGATAACTTCATCATTCGTCTCGGCGAAATCTATAACACTGTCTACTACACGAAATACGGTTGGCAAACTTCCGCGCTCGCGTATCAAGAAGAATCATCAGCAACAACCGACCTTCTCGTAGCCGATACGGACGAAATAGAAGGCATCGCTTTCAAGGCGGCAGAGTACGCTTCGCAAGAATTGAAAGAATACGAAGAGATGAAACAATTCCGTGCTGATTACGAAAATTGGAAAAGCAAATACACATCAAACAACCCTTCGGAAGCATTAAAGAAAACAAGAGCATACGCTTCATTACCGCGTATCCATAACCGATTTTAATTATGAACTTAAACGATCAAATTCTTCTCGCCACCAACGTCAACGGACGGTGGGAAATCCAAGAAGACACATATAAAGGGAATATCCCGCAAGGGTACCAAGTCGTAACTCCCCAACAAGCGCAACAACGGATTCAAGAGAATATCAGTACTATTCAAGCTCAAGCACAACAGTCGCTTTCTGGTGGAAATCGGTCGCAGTACGAAAGGATATTAGGACAAATCCCAACTTATCAAGCTCAACTGTCTAAATACGCAAACTACACTCCGCCAACTCCAAGTGGTACTCAATATGTGCAAGGAGCACAGGGGATTATTTCAAAAGAAAACGCCGCGAATTATGTATCACCGGAACAGGGTTTAAAAGCCGCAGGGGGCGGTAGTTATCCAGGAACGCAGAATATACCACCTGCACCAACAGGAACGCTCCTAGGGGCAAATATACCCCAAGGAACGGCAGGTGCCGCGCCGACACCTACTTCATACACAGTCCAAGCAGGCGATACACTCGGAGCAATCGCAGGAAAACTCGGTGTACCGGTATCTCAACTCACCGGTTATCGTTCAGGAAACCCGAACCTCATTTATCCGGGCGAAACGATTTCAGTAAAAGGAGCAGAGGCGACTTCCAAGCCCGTAACTCTTCTCACTTCTAGCGCAGGACAGGACATCGCAACCGACAACAAAGCAAAACTGGATGCGATACAAAATGTAGTCAATTCTTTCTCAGGTTCTGCAAACACTCCCGAACAGAAAGCGGCAGTACAGAGTTTTTATTCTTCAATGAAAGCGGAAATAGACGCGGCGACTGCACAGGGTGGAATGACTGCGGACGAACGCGCAGGGAAACAGAAACTCCAAGAGGCAGAAGACGCGGTTAGAACAGCCGCCGCAAACGCTGATGCCACGTACCAATCCAAAGATTATACTTCAATGGATTATTGGGTGGCGAAAGCAACGAAGGATAACGAAAAACTGCAACAGCAGATGTCCGACTATTTCGCGCAGACAAAAGCACTTCGACAGAAACTAACGGAGAATCTCTCACCTTCAGAGAAAGAACAGCAACTTCAGACACAGGTGAATGACATAAAAACGGAAATCCAACAGCGCAATCTACAATTGCAAAAGGATAAGATGGCGGAGTATGAAGGTCAGCAACTTAATTTTGCCCAAGGACGCGCCGCTTCCCTTGACTTCAAAGAGTCATTCGCTCAACAGGAACTCGCACTCAAACAGGCGAATCTTCTCGCGGAGTTAGGTATGGAACAGGAGTTGCAACAAATGCGCGGACAAAGTATAGAGCAACAATTAAGTTATATTGCAGACGATTTCAATTTGCAACAAAGTATTTCTGATAAAATCACTGCTTCCGAAGAGAAAATCTTTGAACAAGCATCCGCGCTCCAAAAAGATGCGAAGGATACGCTCATCACAATACTTGACGGCTTGCAGGGAACGAATCCGTCTGAAATGTCGCAGGAATCACTAGCACAGTTGGCGACAATTTCTGCAAGAGCGAATATCCCATTTTCGTTGGTTACAGAGGCACTTAAAACACAATATCAAAAAGAACAAGCGTTGAATCTGGCGCAGGAGGCGAGGTTGAGTGAAAAATCCACTGATACAGATGTTGAAATAACTCCAGAAGATAAGCGTGGACTTATTGGTGCTGGATTTACTCCTACGGAAACTGCTCAAATTGAAAGTGATGTAAACAGGTATGGAATAGACAAAGTGCTAGAAGGTATTACGGATACTACGCAGAAAAAGGCAATACAAAAAGCGTACGGCGTAACTGAAAAAGTGAGCCGTGCACAACTTGAAACAACGGTTACTCAAAAAATGGCGCAGGATGGTTTGAAAGATACTTACACAGATGATGAATTATCAACACTCGCTAGGGATAATGGCTTTTCTCTATGGTTCACAGGGAAAGCGGGTGAAGTAGAGAAGTTTCTTGCATCTCCAAAAGCAAAGGAACTCTATATTGACTTGATGTATCAGCAGTACAAAGACGCTGGAATGGCGGAATAATTATGTATACCCCTGTCGCACAACGAAAGACAGGATATGTACCCGTAGAAGAACGAACGGGCGGTATTTCTAGTTTGC